TATCGGACTACCATATCCAGCGCCAGCAACACTAGGATATCCTGGTCCGGTGCTTACTATAACATCGCCTTCTAACAATACTTGACCTATATATGTCATTGGGTCATAACTCATACAAATACCTAGCATTCTTGTTGATGAGTCTGTTGCTTGATCTACTTGATACCACGCTCCATCATTTCCTAAATATACTAAATCATTAGTTTGTACAACACTGTCAAATGCAACGTCGTTTAACAAATGTCCACCTGTGCCTACATTTGTTAATAATTTGTCTCTAACAGCTGCACTAACTGTTTGATTAACATATAATCTGGAATCGATTGTTGCTGCAACACCATTCCAATTAAATGCACCATTTCCATTTGCATCTAATAAATCGCGATTTGCAAAATCTAAACTACCAGAACCGGTTTGCGAATCATGAAGTTTTCTTGTAAAGTTTATATCATCAACTGTAATTGCCGTTGTAATTGGACCACCAAACCCATCGCCTTCGCCTTGCACTTTAAATGAACCACTTAATATAGTTGGTCCTTGATTTATTAAAGTTGAAGACCCGGTTATAAGCAAAGACCCAGTAATGGTTAATGAGCCAGATACGATAGCAGAGCCTGTTATCGATACACCCGATGTCCAATTCAATATTTCAGTTCCGTTACTGTCTTTCAATTGACGGTTTTGCCAATTTATAGAATCTTTATTAGCTGTATCGATTGCTATGCGATTCTGCCAATCTATAGAATTTTTAGCATTTGTATCTCGTAGTATGCCAGTATTCCAATTAACCGTGTATGATGCTGGGCCGTTGTCTATTTTAAGAAGACGACTACTCCAATCAATCGATTGCGAATCAACTGTATCATATGTTGAGCGCTGATCCCAACGCATTGTAACTACTGCCGAACTATCAATTAATCTACGTACTTCCCAATTGACGCTGTTTATAGCAGAACTATCATATAAATCTCTGTCATCAGCATTAATGCTTGAAGTTCCCATCACATCATTAATAACTCTAGTAACTCCGCCGAAATCTAATGCAGTTACATCAGATATTCCATTGTAGGTTTGTAAACTAAATGAACCAGTTACTCCCAATGAACCTGTAATTTGTGCAGATCCAGTATATGGGAATGCATTTCCTGCTCCAGGTGCATATGATGCAGACAATGCTTGAATTGCAAATGATGCGGTTGTCGCAAAAGATGCAGATGCTACACTCAAAGAAGAAGTAGCTACTGCCGTCGGTGTTCCGATGCTATTACCTACTAAAGTATATCCTGGTTGTATGTTTTGAATTTCAATTTGGCCAGGGTTAAGGATAACAGCTTGACCATTTATCCCTACTCTAGTTACAATGCCTAACAATTGTACACTATTAGGATATGGAGGTCTAGAAGTTGTAATTCCACTTCCTGTGTTAACAAATAATTCTTGTCCTGCTTGATATGCAGTTGTATTAATGTTTGTTAAAAGACCAGAAATTAAAGCCTTACCGGTACCGCTAGGTGCAATAGTTTCACTTGCTATATAAGTAGCTGGCATTCTAGCCGGGTTCGATGCATCGGCTATATAAACATCAGAATTAGCACCAGTGGCTCCTGATACAAATAAGGGTATTCCTGCAGTAATGGAGGATGTTTCTCGATTCTTTACCGTTTCATACATCGATTTTACATACTGTAAGGATAGATTTCCTGCACCATCTGTTTGTATATATGATTCACTGCCATTATCTGCACTAGGATATATTAATCCGCTAGCCGTTAATCCAGTTGCTACTTTAAATTGAGTTGCGTATGAGGATGTTGCTGCATACGAAGCACTTACTACGTTTTGTATAGAAGATGTGGCAATTGCTATTGCTACGCCATCTGCATTACCAACCCAAGTATAGCCTTGTTGTATATTTGGTAAATCATTATAATATCCGGGCCCGTTGATTACACCCGATCCATTAAGTGCAGATTTTTCAACGTTACCCAATTTTTGTACTAATATTGCAGACCCCGTTGGTCGTATGTTTGTATAGCCGCCGCCAGCAGCAACATAAACTGAATCACCAGCTGCAAATGCTGAAGTATTAACGCCATTTATAAATCCATCAATTAATCCTAAACCTTCATCGCCATTATTTAATGTCTCGCCGGCAATTACGCCTGCAGGCATTCTTGCTGGATTAGCTGCGTCTGCTGGCCAAACACCTGCTACATTGCCCGCTGTTCCAGATCCGGTTATATAACACGGAGTACCTTTAGCAATAGTGCCACCCGACACATTTTTAATTGAAATAGCAGTATACTCTATATTGGAAAATGATAAATTACCAGCCCCATCTGTTTGTACAAATTGTCCAGATATACCATCGATAGTTGGGTAAATTAATCCACTTGCGGTAAGTGATGTAGTTATATTCAATGAATTTAATGAGGCATTAGAGCCAGATGTAATGACCTTTTTCCATGATGGCATATCGTTTTCCTTTTGTGTTGCGGTTGGTTACATACACGTATGCCGTGCGTGTGCCCACTTCCTTGCGGCCTACAACATTTAATATAAATATTACTGTTTTAGATATTGGTCTTGTAATTTTAGTATGATATTGTAGAATGTCTCTACTTGGTCTCCTCGAACAGACACATCTTTAAGGATCATTAATAAAAATTCAATTTCTTGTTTTGTTAATTGTGATGCGGGTTCTGGATTTGGTTGTGCTTTTAAACGATCAATTATGCTCATAACTTGTTTTTATTTTTATGCGTAAATAAATATATCTCCGGTATTTGTATCAACGTGAATTGTTCCGGCGCCATTACTTGCTCCACCATATAAAGGTGCAGCACTAGGAGCTACAGCACTTGTTTCTACTGCTCCAGCATATACAATTGGCGTAAATGAATTTCCGGTTGCATCAAATGACGAAGTAAATCCCCAACGTGTTGTTCCGGAATCATATCCATATAATTCACCGATATTTTGAGTGCCTTGTTGAACTACAATACCACCATCGCCGGTAGTATTAGACCCGGATGCAAACAATACAAATCGATCTGCAACAAGCAAGTTTTGTGTATTTTGAAATGATGCAGTACCTAATACAACTAAATTGCCTGTTAATGTTAATCCAACAAATGTAGGAGAATCTCCTGTTTCTAATCCTAAATCGATAGTCGAACCAGCAACGCCATTTGTTGTAAGTAATGCTTGGCCTTGAGCTGGACTAGATAATACTGAAGAAGATATTACCGTGCTACCTGCTAATATTTGTGCTTGCGTAATAGTTCCGCCTAGTGATGTTGCATTACCGGCAATTGTTATGGAAGAATTAGTTAAACTAGCATTTGGAATACTACCTAATGTAAATGTAATCGTATCACTACCAGCGTCGCCTGCAATATTTAATCCTGCGCCAGACGAAGATGCAAATGTTAATGTATCTACTGCACTGTCTGCTAATATATTCGTGCCATTGATAGACATCGTAGCAAATGTATTTTGTGTGGTTACTGCTGTTAGATATCCAGCATCGTTATTTAATTGCGAAATATTACTACCTGATACTACTACTTTTTTCCAAGTTGCCATGTTTTATGTTCCTATTTTATATAAATATGGGCATCAATCTAAACCTACAAAAAAAGATCCAGATGTAAAATATATTGCACCATTTGGTGCAGACCCCGTTAATTCTATGCTTTGAGTTGCTACAACAACAACGCCACTTTGTGATACCGTTAATATTGGTTCGTTATTGAAATTTTTAATTAAAAATATGTTGTTTATGTCACTTTTAATTTCCAATGATCCGGTAATTACTGCACTACCGGAGAATGGAAACCCGGTACCGGATCCGCCGGCATTTTCAGCATATGATGCGGTAATGGCATAACTAGCTGATATATTAAATAAAGAACCGGTTTGTAATTGTCCGGGGCGAAACTGCCTAGCCATTATGCCCATCTCCCTTTAACTATAATGATATCTGCAGATTGCAATGTATATCCCAATTCTGCAGTATCAAAAACAATTGTTTGTGTATTGACACCTGCAGGCGACCATGTATATATAACTTTGTCAATATATTGTCCATTGATAAATACATCAAATTCATTTTTAGTTGCATACTGTAAACTTACTGGATTAATTGCAGGTATTCCGGATATCGTAACTGTTGTTGCGTTAGAATAAGTTGCAATTTTTTCCGTTAAGTTAATCAAGTAATTCATTACATTTGCATCAATCGTTGTAGATGTTCCACCGGATGATACTACAATTTGTCCGCCTTGAGTAATATAATTTTGTGCTTGCAAAATTTGATTAGATATAGTAATCGTACTAAATATATCACCATCTACTATCGTTTCAAATGTAATTTTTTTAGGAGAAAACATTTTTTGTATGGTCGATCGACGTGCCTCTTGACCAGATAATAATGTACCTAATACTGTTAATGATGTCGTTGTTCTAACTAAACGGTCTTCTCCGACTGTATTTACAGTTTCGAATGCAAATGCGCCAATTGTAGTAGTATATCGATTCTGCTCATTTCCCCACGCAAATCTACTATACGGAAATATTTGATCAATTAAATCATTCATTTGTGTTGTAAAATCACACCATATCATCATGTCATATTCTACTGTAACATATTTTGGTATGTCTACTAAATACAATTTATCTGATGGCTTTGGTTGGTTTAATGGTACCGGAAACATTACATCTTCATAACGATTGCGTTCATTATATGTAGATTTATATACCCGTAAATTTTGTCCTTGTGGACGGTTGGCATCAAACCCTTTAACTGAGTCTCGTTCTGTTACATTGTTTCGTTTTAAAACAATAATTGGAGATTGTAGCATTCCTTTTTCATCGCGCATATATCCCAATCTGCGTACGTTATCCCATTTTTCACCTGCTGCAAAAATTACTGGGACAGGAATTGTTTGATCTTTATCTGTTATTTGTGGTTGAATTTCATTTTCAATAAACCACTTAATTGCATAATCAATATCATATATAGTTCGTTTTGGAGTACGAATAATATCATCATCTCGGCGAGTTTGTAATGATCTATTCAGTGTCAAATCATTACCAATTCCTTCTGTTCTATTAGGATTTGGTTTATTTGTTTTTCGATCAATATCTTTTCTATTTAATCTAGGCATTAAAATCCTTTAAATGCAGGAGAATTGTTATTGCCCCCTCGTCGTAAATTTGCTATGCTTTGTGGCGTTTGTCGAGTTGCATGTGCATTACATAAAATAGAAACGCTATATCCAAATCCATTACCATTAGGCCACGTATCTGGATTTTTTCCTACAAAGTATTGATTTGCATCTACGTTATCTAATTCATAATATTCGTTGTCCCAAAATACAATATCTCCAACTTCTGGATAAAATGCGGCTCGTTCTAATAAATCTCTAGATATTGCAAATTGTGCCGTTCTTGTATAAGAATGACCATAGTCATCCATATTAGATGTTTTATCATCTTTAGTTATTAAACATGGAATCAAAATAGAATTATAATATGTTTTTGCTTCTAATTCGCCATATAGATTTGAATTGCTACGTTCAACACTCATTTTGAAGAATTCAATTTCAGTATCAATAATTGCATTGATCAATTCAGCATTTACTGCTGCTAAAAATCTTGCATCTCTTTGACTTCCAAATAATGCCATGATTGTTATCCTATATATATTAATAATGGCACTTTAGATAACATTTCATGCATCTGCGTTGCTTCTGCATTTTGACGTGTCATCATTTGTTCTTTTGTCAATTTGTCTAAAAACTCTCTAAGTTGAGTTATTAATGCTTCTTTTTCTGTTTGGCCTTGTGAGACTAAATCAGACCCGTTAAGTGTTACTTCACCATTCGGAATAGGTACGCTACTATATTTATTGCGAATATATCCCAACATTTCTTTAGCTGAGGCAATTCCGTATTTAATAATCCACGCACGCCCCATATCATTAATGTTACTGTAGTTTTGATATGTATATGGTATATTTGATGCGTCTGTTATAACATTGTTTACAAGTGCTGTATTGCCGAATAAAAGTGCTTCATTGTTTTTATCGTCATCGAAAATAAAATCAACATATACATTTTTAAAATATGGCGTAGCGGAACTAGATCCGCTTGGTGCTACCGGCACTGGCCATAATGTTATTTCATCTCCATGTATTTCAAATGAATAACTAGATTTACGTACTTGATCATTAAATTCAATTGCTTGTAATCTAAATAAGTCTGCGTTAATTGGCATCATCATAAATGATACTGATGGTGAAAATCCACCAAAATCAAAGGCATCTAATAATTGTTGTGATCCTAAACCCGTTCCAACAAATGGATCAAAATATCTTACGATTGCAGGTGGCGCATTGTGAAGTACTCGTTTTATTTCAACAGAACTAGTTTCTACAAGTATACCCAATGACGCTGAAATTGCATCTTTGATGTTATATGTTTGTTTACCTGGTATTACGTCAATTTTAAATTGTTTCCAATCAATATTACCGCCACTGTTAGCTTCGGTACCATATGCTTTTGAAAGCTTTGTAATATATCCAAATGAATTTCCAACAAGCGCTCCAGTTAAACTAGAACCACTTAAAAATGCAGATGCTGTTTGTACACCTAATGTATTGATCAAATTGTTAACGATATTAACTTGATTAACTTGATTTGAATATTCAATAATTGAAGCTTCGAATGCAGTATAAAAATTAAGTGCTTGCATTTCAACATCCATTATTGGATATCCTAAATGGCGAGCAGCGGTTTGTGCAAATTTATCTGCATGTTGTTGAAATAACGGATCGTAATCAAAAAAGCCCCATGGCGTTTCTCCGGGTGCGAATGATGAACTTCCTGGCCATATTGGACGATTTTCTGAATAATCCATTGATATATTCCTTTTTCATATAAATATCAATACGTTTCATTTAGAAGTTTTAAAATTTCATTTAATGATTCATGTCGATGATTATCTAATAATATTATTTCATTAACATATTGCGATTTTGTTAATTTAGGCACTTCGTGCACTGCCGAATCATTTGAAAATTTTAAATCTATCTGATAACGATCTCCCGTTAATATCATGATACTATCTTTACCTAAACGGGATACAACCATTTGAAGTTGTTGTTTAGTTAAATTTTGAAATTCATCTACAATACAAACTGCATGATCAAATGTACGTCCCCGGAAGTGTGCTAAAGAAACCAATTCGATATTTTCTTCCTTTTCCATTTTATCTAATATTTCTGGTTTATTATAAACCTTACGCATATTGCTGCGTAACGGAACTAACCATGGATCCATTTTTTCTGCTAAAGACCCAGGAAGAAATCCATTATCTTCGTTTGATACTGTAGGACGTGTGATAATAATTTTATTAATTTGCCGTTTAAAAAACATATCTAATGCAACCTGAACTGCTAACAATGTTTTACCAGATCCAGCTTTGCCTAAAATAAAATTAAAAGGCGTTTCTATAATTTTTGATTTGGCTCGTTTTTGTTCTTCAGACAATGTTATTGAAAATTTAATGTCATTTTTTGGCGGCGTTTTTTCACGATTTTGAGTAGTCATAACTAACCTTTTAATTAAAATAATTTTGTAAGTGTTGTTTCGCGAAGTGTCATATCTTTTAACGTTTCAATTTTACCTAAACAAGCTTGACGTAACGCTTTAAAAGTTTCTCGCGGAGCATATGGTGTTATTACCTTGATTGTAATCAATTCCTTTTCTTTACCTAAATCTTGTTCAATATGAACCATTAAAACTAAACTTATTGCACGAATTCTATCTAACACATCTACTAATCTACCATTATAACGTATAATAGTTTGCATTGAATATTTGTTATATGATACTGCCATAATCTTTTAATATAAATATACAACCAGTAAAAAAGGGTGACCGAAGCCACCCTTTCTGTTTTAATTAGTTAATTCGTTAAATATAAAAGCTAATCGAAGTTAACTATTAAAGCGTGTTAAGACCGTGAACGTATACTTTTCCGTAGAATTCAGGACGAACTACTTTCTTCGCGTAACGTGTCATAACACCTTTACGTGGAGTGAAGTTTACTGGATCATATACAAGTGGAGTCATAATCAACGGAATATATGGGCTAAATACAGCACCTGTTTCAAGGAACTGTGCACCGCGGAATCCCATAAGGATTACATTCTCTAACATGTATGGGTTTTTGTATACTGTATAACGGTTATTGATGCTACCAATTTTTTGAACGCCAGCAGCAAATTCCATTTTGTTAC